TCATTCAAAAAGTTGTCAATGATTTCTGGCTCGTAATCTTCATCATCCAGCTTATCTATCATCACCCGCTTACGTAAATCAGCGAGTGTCATTTACGCTCCTTATAGGCCAGTAGGAATAAGAACGGTTGGGACAACGTATAGAGCGGAAGCTTTTGCGTTGAGGGTCACGTTTCCACCCGGATCGACCTTGATATACGAACCATCATTCGACAGCTCGTTGCCTATATTCTTAAGTATCGGGGCTATGGTTGCCTGAATACCGTCGCGATATGGGGACGGTATGTTGAATACGACATTATTGCCCTGAGTAAGGGCCGGTGTCTGGCTGTATGGGCCGTCTGGCTTCAACAAGAGCATCCCGTTATACCGGCGGTACAGCCACTTACCCTTAGAAGTGGCCTGTTCCACCCAAGCACTATCACTCTCGCCGAGCTTAGGCACGTTAGCGCCTCCGGCTGAGTTGGTAGCCTCTATGGTGTATGCGCCGCCGCTAGGTATGAGCGCTAGGCCAAGACTACCTTCTGGAAGCGAGTCCCAGACATTTGTTGGGCTAAAACGGCTTAATGAATTTGACATTTTATCCTCCTATTTAATCACTATTTGCTTGTATCTGTTTGTCTTTAGTTCGATACTATCGATCTTGCCCGTTTCTATTGTGTCAGGGCGGTATCGGTCAATGTTTAATGTTTCACTCTCATAGGCTTTTATACCTACGTAATCTGGCTTATATTGTTTATATTCAATACTGTATACGCTTGGGTCTAATAAATCATTAGTCCGCGTTATTGTTAGCCGCAAAGTTATTGGCGCTGGTTTAAGTGTCAAGACCTCGGGCTTCGGTATAAATATAACACTCGGGTTGCTAATACCGACCCTTAGATTTATGTCCTCAGGCTGCATGTAAGCCGTTGTAAGCGCCGTTAAGGTCGGAGATGATATATTTATCCTCTCCGTTATTCTAGACGGCCTCAGGGCGTACACAGGGCCTGCATGGGTCAGCATAGGTGGTCTAATAGTCAGACGTTCTATGACTTGAGCGGGGCATAGTTCACCTGGCTTGGGTGGTATATAGGTAAGCTTCGGCGGTGGCTTCTTGAATACAAGATGTACCCAGCCGCGAGTACCGCGCAGGTTATAGGTCGGGCCATTAGCGGTTAGAGTAGGGCGAGATATTGTTAGGCGTTCAGTTGCCTTATTGCTGGTTAAGATGTAAACTCTAGGTTTAGGGTTTATATATGCGCCGCCCGCAGGAAAGCCCCCCGTTGGCGCACCGGTCGCAAAGTCGTTAGACAGCTCAACCTCTCGAGCTGGCAACATAAAGTCGCTCGGGAATACGGCGGGCAACGGTAAGGTGCTAGCAGACACTACATTCACGCGTACAGTTCCGCCAGACGCCATACTCAAGCCGTTCGCGCCTATTGAGTTATACTCCCACCTGCTCTGAGATACTGCTATATCCCACCCGTTCGGCTCTCTAGTGCCATCTTCCCAAGCTTTAGCCTTAAGCCATGTACCTTCGGCCCTAAATCTAAACCACGTCCAAACGCCAGCATTAAGAGTTTTATCGCTATATACCTCGAGACCTCTCTCGACGTTATCATCTAGCCGTAGGCGCTGAAATCCCCGCTGATGGTAGACCGACAACACATACCCAGTCGTCACCCTTTGGTGGGTGTTTTGATCTATAAAGCTCGATCCACGCACCATCATAAGGCCTTGCTTATGGATGCTATACTCAAACTTTGCGCGTATCAGTAACTCTACGTCGTCCTCACCGCGAAAACCCTTTAATCCGAGGTAGTGGTCGGCGAATTCTTTGGACTCGAGAACGATTTCGCCGTTCTCAGCGTAAACCCTCCCGTTTTCCCAGTGTTCATTGTAGAAGTTCGACGTGTCGGTGAAATTATTAGCGCAGAACCGCATCGGCTACCCCGCTACTATCTCATAATTCACCATAAAATACGGCGGTAGATGCTTAACTGGAACATTTTTTGACGAATCGCTTGGGTTATTACTCACCGCGTGTAGATGAAAACCCCAAGTATTTCCAGCGTTGACTGCACCAGATGGGCTAGCTGCTGGGCTCATCTTTTGGCTCATCCAGGTGTTCGCCTGGTAGTTATTCGGGGATAGGTTTATCTCATCGCTCCCGCCCCGCTGCCCTACGTTGCCGCCCACCGGCGTGCCGTAAGGGAATCTTCCGCGCAGGTCTGCCAATTTAAACGTATTAGGTCCGGTACGTTCTCCGTAGTACAGGTACTGCTCGACTAGGGCAGATAGTATCGGGTACTGGTCATTGCGGTAGTCCCCCGACCCGTCCATAAACAACCTCCCGGGCGAAGGATACGCTTTCATAGTCATGAATATATCACCGACATTTGCGCCGTTCTCGCGGTATATTCCACGATAGAGCAGCGACCCGGGCGGAAACGTTTTTGAGGCTGTACCACGCATGCCTCGCCGCACTATAAGCGTGTTGCCGTCATGCCTCTCGACATACACTATCTCGCAATTAGCAAGTGTAGGGAATTTGTCCGCGGGGGCTAAGGTTATATAGTATCCGAAGTAGTCAGCCTGGCCGAAGCTCACAAAGTCGGTCGGGTCGATTTCTATAGACTTTTGGCCGGCCGGGAGTGTAGCCTTTAATGTCGTAGATGCAAGACTCCCGTTCATACTAGATATCCTCCGCCTTTAGTTGCACTCCAGTAAGGTTGGCTGTACCACCCTGGGTCACTGCCTGCCCTGCTATGTCGGTTACAAACAACATTTCAGTATTGTTAACATATGCAACATGTGTGGCTGTACCGGTCTTTGCAACACTAAGGTTGTTCGCCGGACTAAGAGTAACTACTCGCTCGCCGGCTGTCGGGAATGTTTGAGATGACGTAGAGTATGATCCCTCGCCCAGTTTTTGGCTATTAGCGGTGTTATAATCGTTCGTGTAAGATGGAAGAATTAGTACTTTATTTGCAGTATTTATTTTTGCTAGTAGCGCGTTCCACGCGCTGTTATTTACCCATTTTGTCATAGTTAATTCACCTTATACGTTACAGGATTAAGCGCAGCTACGCGTAGGCGCACTCTGTCTAGTTGTTTTTTAGTGAACAGTGTTGGCTCGGATTGTGTAAACCCTAGAGACTCGCCGCGCTTGACAAACCCAGCGTCGGTCTTGAGAATAAACAGGTCGGGCATATACCCCCTACCTGATCCGAATGCGATCAATTCGAGTATCTGATCTAGCTCACTAGTGCCTCCTACAGAATAGAAATGCTTGAGTATAGAGCCGCCGATCCACGAGCTAGTTGGATGGCTAACAGATACGTCCCCGCAAAGATTTCTTCGCCCATCATAAACCTTAATTCCCTCCAGAGTACAGGCCACTCTAAAACCTAGCTCTTCTAGTTTTTCTATGATACCATCTCTTATCATTATTATCTCCTTATCTAAAAATAAGCCCCCTCCGCTCGGGAGGAGGCTTAAAGTCTAGTTACTATTCCTTAGTAACTTTACGCTCGATGATCACACCAGCCTCTGGGCGAACTGCGCCGACACCGAACAAGGTTGATGCAACAACGTAGTCAACGCCAGCGAGCTTGTCGCGGTCACCTTCAGTCTTAGCCATCTGAGCAACACCCTTAAGGGCCGTCTTGTGCATGACAATGACCTGGCTCGTGCGCTTACCGCCGGCCGTATCGGTTGTCAAAGCATTGGTGACAAACACTGGAGTGTTGAAGAAGTGGCCAACGTAGCCGCGGTTCTTGACGAGACCAGCCTCGCCGGTTTCCTTATAAGAGGTAAACTCAGGAATGTTGCGGAGGTCAGCACGTGCGTAACCGTTGAGGAAAATACCACGACCATCCTCTGGGATGTTGTTAGCGTCAAGATGAGCCATCGCAGCAACGATGTCTTTGTAGCTCAAGTGGCCATCTGCACCGCTAGCGGCGATCTTGCCGGCCGTAAATGCAGCGATAGCTTTCTTAATAGCTTCCTCGTCGTGTGCGCGGGCGATCCAGCGACCAAGACGCTCAGTGTAGAGTGCGCGGTACTCGTATTTGCTTTGAGTAGCAGCGACATCCTGGACACCAACTGCCTTACGCAGGTAGCGGTCAACCAACACGTCAACAGTTGATACGTCAACGGCGTCAATAGCTGATGCGCTTTCAACGGTGGTGTTAGTAGCAGTGCTGTCGGTGATTTCCTTCATGAAAGGAACGTGAACGACATCGCCCATGTGGACGCCATCGCCAAGGTTTGTTTTGTCAATAAAGTCGAAAACCACGTAGTTGTCGGTGTAGTTCTTCTCAACTTCTGGGCTCCAGATTTGGGGGATAAAGGCCTTGGAAGCCCCGCCGCCAGAGATGTCTTTTGCACCCTGACCGACTGTTGGGGTAACTCGGTTTGCCATGAGTTATATTTCTCCTAGTTCATTAGTTTGTCTATTTTAGCGGCCATCTCAGGAGAGCCATCGTAGTTGGCTAGTAAGTACTCGAGAGATTCATTGTCCGCTGAATTATCAGTAGCATGGGCTTGTGCGCCCTGCTGGAGTTGTTGATTGATAGACTCCCTTTCCTCTCGGCGGATTTGCTCCGGATCTACATTTGAGGTGTTCTTGCTCGACTTAAGCACGGCTAAGTCATACAGAGTGTCGAGGTCGTGTCGTAGGTTATTTGCATATTCTACGCCGTATTTAGCAGCTTTGTCCTTTACGATGTCATACATTACCGCTTCGAGACTGCGGTCGCGGCCTTGCTCGCCAAAGAATCGCTCAACTTGTCGCTCGTACTTCAAGTTGGCGACCTCTGCGCGCAAGTCGTCAGTAGGTTCGCTGGTATCTGCTAGTTGTTTTGCGCTACGGAATGAGCGCTGGTTATCCAGAGCAATTTTAAGGGCTCGTTTCGTATCCTCGCTAGCGTTATCAAGATCAAAGCCTTGCGCCTTCGCGAATTTACTCAGCCCGTTATCTACTGGCTCGCTTTCTTGGGCGGGCTCAGCTACTACATCTTGCTCTACTGGAGCTTGAGAGGTAGTATCGCTAGAGATATCCGCCGGTTCGTTAACGCTAGTAGGCTCTTGATTGAGGCTAGCATCGTTAGTTCCGGTAAGGGAATCTTCCATTCTAGTGTACTCCTATTAGTTCGTCTATAAATCTTTTCGCCTTTAAGGGGAGTGTAGGAGGGACAGGGGCGAAAACCCTCCTACGCTGTAAATATTACATTGTTGTAAAAATTATTGGATACTGAAGCCCTCAATGTAGAGGCGGATTGTATCGAGGCCTACGTTGCGCTGTAGAAGATACGCCAGCTTCTCGGGCTCAAACTCGAGTTGCTGCGTTGTCTTTCCGTCAACAGTTGGCACTTCCTTGTATATTTCAATAGGCCCGGCAGCTAATGTAGAATTTACATCCTTTTGTAAGTCAATGTAACCCATTAGCTCTTTATAGGCTTCTGTCTTGGAGAATTGCTCCCACTGATGAGCGATCTTCTCCCATTTATTACTCTCTTCCATTTACTACCTCAATCGGGTTGATGCTTGCTCGCTTCGTACCCGTCTAATGTTGTTATCGTTACTGTTAGCTCCCCCGCCGCCTTGGCTGCCGGTTTGGGTTCGCTTATTAAAGGAATCACCGCCACCCTGCGACGTTCCGCCACCTAGTAGGTACTCTTCAGCGCCTGGGGCAAGGGATGCGCCGCTTTGTACGAGGCTTGGATCGACTGGCTGGCCATCAGGGCCCATCATTGGTTGTGGCACAGTAAGCATTTCGTTAATATCATCCTCGGTCATGTACTTGCTAAAGAGAGTCTTGTACATATTGCGCAGGAACGCCTCCTGGTTAACGAGAGGATTCTGGAGACTAAACTGGGCAGCTGTCTGCATTGCCTGGCTGAGCATTGCAATCTCGGCGTCTGCGGTGCTTTCAAGCACGACCTTTGGCTGATATTCACCAAAGTAAACATCTGGGCTGTAGACTTGCCAAGTAATCTGGTTATGGTCAGTCATCCGTACTGGAGTATCCTCTTTAACGAATAGTTGGATCATCTTAAATAGGATTGAACCCACCTGAGCAAGGCCGCCATCCTCGAGTGACTGCATCTTAACGTTTGTACGAGCGTCTGATTGCTCCATCTGGTTAGAAATCTCAGTAGCGGTAGTACGACTATAGCGTTGGCTAATGCCTTGGACGGCTGCATCAGCGGCTACTGCAGTACGCATTTGCTGAGTAAGACGACTAATCTCGGCGTCAGCGGCTGGACTAATGTCATTCTTCTCAATTGGGGTAAGTGCACCCTTCGGGATCGGGAAGATAGCGCCTGGTGCGGACTGGATACGCTCAGCTAAGTGTTGATAGCGAGGCTCAATCTGCCACATGTTATTCAACACGTAAGCAATATTGTCTCGTTTCTGGCTCGCTGTATCGTTCAGCAGTTCCTGAGTCTTGAGAATAACCTCAGCGATACCTTTGCCATAGAATAGACTCGTATCAACGTAGTTGCGGGCTACTGCGAAAGGTAGGAAGCCTTTAATGGCGGGGATTTTCACCTTCATTGGGATAATCTCACCGTCTAAGTCCATCGGCAGCTCTTTTTTAGACTCTTTTCGGGCGTAGGGGTTGTCCTCCTCCAAGATAACAACGCTACGATTGGCGATCATGACGTGTTTCTTCTCAGTCCAGTAATCAATAACCTCTACTTGCTCGCTGATGGCGTCTTTCCCGTACGTTGAGCCGATCAACATCTCTTTAATATCTTTATCCATCTCCTCGCTATCAGTTCCGGATACCACCTTGTCGAGGTTTTTGTATTTATTCTCTACCTTACCCGTCTCGACGTCTACTTCCATTTGGGACTTGAGCTGTTCAAGGCTCGTAAGGTAGCGATATCCTGCGTAACGTGGGTAGCCAGGCTCGTCTGGATTGTTGATATGGCGGGCTGCTGGGTCTACGAAAAAGTCATTTAAGGGGATGTTCTGGATAAGCGGGCGATCTTTTAGCCAACTAAAGGCCAAAACACCTGTACCGTATAGGGCCATATCCTTAATCCAGCTAATCATCTTATCGGTCATATTGTTAATAGACCAGTAATAGTTGACTAGACCGTTTAAAGCCTCGACGCTTTGTTCTTGTTCTTCATGTAGCGGCCAATACTTAAACCGCGGCTTTGTTTTGACGTATGAGGACACCAGCGCTTCTACGATTGAGAAGGTCTCAGGCACAAACTCGTCAGCTTGTCCTGCATATCCCCTAATTGTTCTAATGCCGTTATAGGACTTGAACGCATTCGCCCAAATCTTCTTGTAATGGGAGTCAGTATACATCCGCGCCTTGTTAAAGCGCTTAGTAACCTCTAGTAGTGTTTTATCATCCATTGGTTATTTTATGCATCTTTGCGGTAGAAATTACCTTTAAGTTTGATATATCGTTGTCACCCCAAGGGAATAGCTGATAAGCGATAGCTGTAGACATCACAACGTCGTCATGAGAGCCTTCCTCTGCGTTCATTCTACCACGCTCATCGCGCACGTAGCTGAATGCCTCATTAATGAATACAATGTCCTTATCTTTAATCACGCGCTCGCGGACTAGCTTGATAAGGTCATCAATCATTAAGCGTTTAGTGCGCATATCGGTCTTCCAGCCGAGGTTAACAGTAGGCGTCTCCCATTCCTCGTCATAGCCCCTATCTCGCTTGTAAAGGTTCGTGTAGAAGGTATCCCTTAGCTTCTGTACGGTTGTAAGGCCATGATTGTTTACCTCTACGCCTATAAGGGCATAATTGTAGTACGTACCAAGAGCGCCTAAGATCTCGCCGAACTTGTCAGGGTCACAATGCCCTCTCCAGCGAGCTACGACTGTCATTGTTGAAATATCTACAACAGTTGCAACACTAAAGTCGCCACCCTTAAGGCCTTCTGCAACATCTGCACCAATGACATATTCCTTATAAGGCTTGGGCTTGTCCCAAATCTTCAGTGGTGCCTTATACGTAAAGTCATCAGGTGCTTCGTTAGGCTCAAATGGGACTTTCTCTAGCTCGAATTCCTCATAAGGGCGATCCTCTAATGGAGTAATCTTGTAATAGTCAACATCCTCTAATGGAGTTGCGTCCTTCTCCATCTCCTGTAGGGCTAATGGGTTGAATACGTTCTTTCCACTTGCGATGAACGCCTCCTGCCATGTCGAGGGGTACTCTTGAGGTAGACGTTCAGGAGTCGCCGCGAAATCTTTCGCCTTCCTTCTATAGAATGCAAGCTTCCTAGGGATAGCCTCCTCGCTAATGGAGAAATGATGTCCTAGTGTATCGTGGCCTTGCTTCATAAGGTCGACTAAGAATAGCTCGTAATCGTTGAGTTTACCTAGATCATCAAACGTAGCATCACGCTCGTAGGTATCAAGAATCCACCAGGGAGCGAAAGCGGGTTGGTAGTTGTTCTTGCCTTCTACCGCTGCGACATACTCTTTATGGAAATAGTTACCTCGACCTTCTGCAGTAGACTCCAGGAATACCATTGAGGGCTTCTCCATCACTTCGGCATCTGGCACTGTCTGCATAAGAGAGGCGACCAAATCTTCGCCGTTCTCCCAAGTCGCGACCTCTGAGTTTGAGATAACACCGATCGGGGTTTCGAAGTTGTGGTCTGGATGGTCTATCTCGATGTCGTACGTATCAGAGAATTCATACTCTTCTATTTTTTTGACACGCACATACATATGGCCATCTACTATCTTGAATTTACGTATCCAGGGCTTATTTGTCGTCTTATTGAACACGTTTATATATGTTTTCTTACAGTTTCTGCCGTAGTAATAGCCGGCCTCTCGCGTCATCAGGCTTGGGTGGTGCTCGATCATGTCGCCTATACGGTTAATATTTCGGGCAATCTTTTCGTGTATTGACGTAACGGTCACTCTGTCCTTCGCCGTCTTCGATCCGTCGCCATCAAGATAGCCGCGTAGCAGCCCCTTGAAAAACTCCATATTGCCGAACGTCGGAACGTGCTTGGTTTCAACCCTGCCGCAAAGCCTATTAAGAAGTGTCGCCATGAATGGATCACTAAACTCGCTTATTCCTCGATTTTCTCGCACCGTATCATAGCTGTGGCCGAAATACTTCCGTACATTATCCACGTATTTCTCGTCCTTATGATAGGCAAAGCACACCCTATTGAGGGATTTACTTATATGACCCTCTGCGAGATAATAGCCAGCTAAGTAGCCAAAGTCATAGTCCAACTTAATATCCTCTGAACGGTGTATTTGGTAACCGCCGCCCTGCTTACGGGGTCTCGTATGGTAGTCGTGATGGATAGTATGTACCTCCTCGAACTTGAAGTCGGGGCGACGTACCCAATCCTTCGACGTCAGATCTTTAACTTTTTTGTACCCGTCTGTTGTCAATACCTTGTGGTCTGCGGACAGATACACAGGCTCATTACTCATCCATGTTTGCACCCGATAAGTCATCTTTTCGCCAGTATATATCTTATGTTTAACAGGTGCGATAGCACCAGATGCTGTATACACCATATCGCCGACCTTAACGTCGCGCACAGTCGTCGATCCGCCATCTGCAAGGACAATTGGGCTATTTGGGTGCATGCAGCCGTGCAAAAAGTTGATAGTGTCTGAACGCCCCGCGGACTTGTTCTTGGCTGTCTCAATCTTGATAGCTGAGCCCAGGCCAATCTGTTTACCGGACTCATCAAACTTTTCAAACGTTAAGTCGCTCTTGGTGTTGTAACGAACACTTGGTTTAAACAGGATATTAGTGTTGTCAAAATAACGACGGAACATCCTATAAAGGTTAAGGGAAGACTTCTCGTCATTACCGATGATAACACTATTAATGTTAAAGTTCGTAGATGTCCACCAGTAACAAATAGCCTCTACAGCGGTACTAAAGCCCATTTGACGGGCCTTTAAGATGATAACCTTTATTGGCCGCCTCTCTATGATGCAGAGTAGTACATAGTCGATGAGCGCCATTTGAGGCCCATTGGGGATAAACGGTATGATATTGGCGAACTTATCCTTGATATATAAGTTCATCTTAGCGAACCTGTAGAAGTCCTTCTTGATAGCCGCTATCTTAAGCAATTGCTCCCTGGTGAGTTTGATATCATCCATCCAACCTAAGCCTCTTAATAAGTTGATTAATGGTAGCTGATTTATTAGGTAGCTTATCGAAAAACTCTAGGTTTTCGTCCCAAATATAGATTAACTTGCGGTTCTTGGCCATCACATATTATCCAATTCTTTAAGCGCCTCCTCGATACCAACATGCGCCGTAACCTGTTTGTCAACAAACATATTATGTTCCTTACCAAGTAACTTAATGGCGCTAATCTTATCGGCGTCTTTTGATATATCATTTACAACAATCATTTGTAGCTGCTGTTTAAGATGTTCGGGAGTAAGGCGCATCATATTCTTAGCCTCGGCGACCCACTTTTGGCAATCCTTAGTCTCCATCTTAGTAGCTGCCCATCTAGAGTAACCTGCACGAATCGCGCTTGCATAGGCGTTTGCATAACTCGGAGACTTGGGGTCCATATAATAGTTAAGCCATTTCTCCTGTTGCTCGGTTTGAGTCCATTGACTAGCAACCTTACCTTTATTGCGTTTACGGATGCCTACACCGTCCTTGTTCTTCATACGTGTAGTCTTACCCTCACGTTGGGCAAGTTTACGTTCTCTCCAATATTCTTTATCTTTGGCCATCATGCCTCCTTTCTATGTGGGCATATATTAATAATACTTGCGCAGATTTATTATGCTCAACGCATATATCGCTGCGCGCTATAAGCTATAGTATATACTTTTGGTTTTGGTGGATGATATTGATAATTGAGGGGGGTATATACATTTCATTTTTCTGGGGTATATGGAAAATAGATGAGCATCATTCTTTCACCCCAAATAGAGTATGTAATATTGATGGGAGTGGCCTGGCCCACCCCACCTATCAGCTAACCCACACTCACTCACCCCAGCAAAATAATTGCCCACAAAAATAGTTACTCATACATGCATTGACATACGGTAGATATGTGGTGTATGTGGTTCGTAAAATATATGGCCAAATAGTGGCTGTTTTAACTTCGCACAATACCCATTTTACGAACTATAAGCCCCCTTTCTCGCCTCTATATATATAGTAGTGGTATCTGTTAGATGGGTAGAGAACGCGTAGGATTGCGCGTGTTGGTTTGTATTTATATATAGTAGTTTTGTATCAAAATGGGTGTAAATGCTTACTTCGCAAAAGGAACGGGTAAGGACTAAAGGGGTCCGCCGATTTGTGGGTGCTTGCCGTTCCGAGCCGCACAAGGAGCCGTAGTGGGCGTTATGCCATTTGAGGGCGTTTATTACGTGTTGGGCGCTCCCGCTGATTATGGAGGGGGCTAGGTGGGTTGTGGGTTACTTCGCAAAATATATTGGAGGGATATTCTATATAATATATATAGGTAAATGCAATAGGCACTAAAAGGGAACGCGCGCCGGGCTGTGGGAGATAGATACATTATATATAGTAATGGGCGATACATTATATATAGAGTATAAATATAGACCCTTATACGCGCAGTGTATATGGGTAGATATCTGGATAAAGCGCCAGATTTAGACGGATATCTCAGATATGATATAAATTTTAGGGGGTAGTTTTCATTTCCCCGGCATTTTCGTTGCATTTTGTCTCTGAAGTGGGTGAAAATATATCATATATGGTATATTCGTGGTCAAAAATGGGGTAAAAGTATATATATTGCACAATAATTTGGGTGTGGAAGGTTATTAACGAGAGGTTTTAACGGCAGACTATACGTAGCAGACAGCCCAAAAACTATGCGAAAACACCAAATTTAGCAGTAGAATGGCTATTTTTAGCTCGTTTACGTGCGTTGAGCGTTAGCGAACACCTGTTTTTGCGTAAATATTAGGCTTGGGAGCAAGATAGTGCGTTTTCCCCTATGTATATTCCTTATATAATACGTATAAAGGGTTAAAAAATTCCAATTAAGGAGGCATTAAAAGAGAGGCCCGCGCCGGCTTTGGGTGGGTAATTTATGCGTTATTAGGCTATTTATGGGCAATTATTTGATGTTTGTATATAATTATAAGCATTTGGTGTTATCTATGTATTATTAAGCTATGCGGCCTATTATAGGTTATTGTCTCTTTATATGCTGCTGTGTGTGTTTTTATCCCCATGTAAGAGGAGTGATGCTTGTAGCCCTAAAAGTAGTCCCGCGCGCTTTGTGCGATGTGTGCATTGGGTGAGTGACTGTATATTGCGTTCTAAGGCTATTTAGAGGCGCTCTGAGGGGGTTTAGCGTTAAAGGTGATAGATTATACCTTTTGGTGTTAATTGGGCTATTTAGGGGCTTTAAAATGCTTAAGGCAATAAAAAGACCGCCGAGGTTATTCGACGGTTTCTTTTACTAGTAGGGTGTTACCTGGTTGCTGGGTAATCTCATAAAGCTCTAGGGCTTTTGCTCGTATTCTCTCCCGGTAGAGAATAATGCACGCCTTCTTTGGCTAGTTGTTGTTTAATGTATAGTTCGGTTAAATCATCACTCATAGTTTGAGTTTAAAGAAGTGACGCGGCTTTGTCAATAGTTTTAGTGAATAATTGCTTATTGTAAATGATTTACATTATTTTTGGGCATAAAGGAGGCCTCTACCCCTGGTTCTACTAGCAGCGAGGTTAGGCAACAACTCTTAACCACTAAACACCCGCCAACTTCTAGCTTATCAGTCACACAGCTAAACACTAGTTGTACAGCTTAGTTTAATGTTATACCTAAACTCCCGCGCTTTTCTTATAAGAACTGGGATAGGGTTCATTATGTGTTACCTGTCGGCAACAATATCGCACTTACCTGCGCTGGCCACCTGTTTAAGAATAATCTCCTCAACGTATCACCTAAGTAGTCCTCGGCTACCCTTTTGGGGTACTTTAGAACTTTTTGCCGTACACGCCTCCATTCTCAATTTATGTACGTCCCCACTTAGATGGCGTTGTCTCTTGCACTCCCCGCGATTCCCGGTTTATCAGTTGCCCGATATTCCACAAAGCGCGGCAGTTGTTCACACCATAGCACCTGAGTGACCAGATACCACCATTTTGCAGGGTCGTGAGAAATTGAGAAAGACACGTTGCCCTTTGGCATAAACAACAACATTATAGAGTGGCTAACTTTAATCTATTACCAAGAGTTTTCCTATTAACCTGACAAGGTGTTCGGCTCTTATATGGTCAATTAAGGCTAGTTGATTGCACCTGGCCTGAGATTATCCGCCAGTCCGAGGCTTTGCTGCTGTAGCTACTTGTAATCCTCGGCTCTAGAAAATAAATAAAGGTACTATATAGTTTTAAAGAGACTATATATAACTCTTACTATCAGTATATCACACCTGAAATATAGATGCAATACTAATAAGCATTAAAAGAAGGAAATTCCGCGACCTTTACTGAGGTGAAGCAAAAAAGTCTAAAAATCTTTCAAAAAGTTGTTGACATTCAAAATATTTGCGCTATACTGAGGACAGTTAAACGAACGGCAGCCGCCGAAACGAAACGAAACCTTAACAACTCGGGCATTAAACGATAACAATAGAAGGAGAATTAAAATGATTAAGAACATTAAGAAACAAATCATTGAAGCATTTAACATCTGGTGGGAGCGCCGAAAGGTTATCCGCGACATGGAGAGACGAGACTACTCCGTAATCTAAACAACTAATTAATATCTTACTCGCAAATTAAAAGTAATAGGAGAATCAAAATGAACAAATTTAACTTTATCCAGATCTACGCCGATAAGGTGGAGGTTGACACCAAAGACCAATCAGTAGTACTTAGCGGGGTTGATCCAGCTCAGGTTGTAGCCGAGTTTGGTGTGCAAACCATCTTAGAGGAGATCGAGCTAAGCGACATCATGGACTTTGTAGATGAGCAGATGAAAGAACTTAAGGAGAACTACGAAGATGAAAAAGCTAACCGTCAGTGAGTACATCGCTCTAGTATGCGAGATTAATAAAGTAAAACTATAACAGTAAAGGAACCGGTGATGAAAAAGGCAAAGACGGTATTTAAATACATTGCAATAACACTACTAATCTTAGTGGTGGCCCAGGCGGCTAGGCAGGTTGGCCGAACAGCCGCGCAACCGGTAGACAATCCGCCTCAACACGTAAAAGAGGAGCGGGCCATTAAGCAGGCAAGGGTTGATGTGTATCATCACGAACTAAACACCTACTGCAAGGTAGATGAGAATGGTCAAACTACATGCCAAGAGGAGATTGACACTTGGCAGCCTTGCCAGAGCGGCGAGAACGATCTTGGGGAGTGCCAATAATGCTACCTTATAGCGGATCACCTAAATTTATTGAAGACTTCGCCGATTTTGTTAACTGGACACTTGAGATGCTATACAAAGTGCCAGTAATTGGTGGAGCATTAGCATTAGCCGGGGTAATCTTTTGGCACTTCTTGGCCTACGCAATGGTTACCTGGGCAACAGTAATGGTTATTTTACTAGTAATGGAGGTATTGTGAACAAGAAACAATTAGGAGCATTTCTAAAGGTTGTATATAAGGGCAAAGATCGCCCGGCACTTACCAATATCTTAGTAGATAGGATTAGGGGAAAAACCTGTTTAGTAGGCACCAATGGGGTAGTGCTAGCTGCAGTGTTTGTTGACGGCTTAGATGAATGGGTTGGCCATCAGATTGCGCGGATTGACTTAGAGGCCTCTCATAAGGCGATGACAAGTAGGGTTTCTGACTTATTCGGGACTAATGAGGTAGCTGAGATCATGGACAACGGGCGAAATGTTACTACTAAGTTCCCTGATTACATGAGCCTTATCACTCCTTACTTGGATGGTGATCCAGTTGGGCAAGCAAGAATGAGGTTTAACGCTGATTTCTTTAAGGTGATACAAGACCTTAATGGCGAGGACAGCCTAACGATCAACCTTTATGGTGAGACAAAGCCAATGGTATTTAAAAGTGAGCGCGGCATCTACATAGTCATGCCGATGACTCTTAAGAAGCCTGGCCAAGCTGGCTGATGGGCAACTAACACTATTTGGAGAGATCGCCGGATTAGAAAATCTAGTATCTCCGCCGAAGGTGTTAGAAGTCGACGGGCAGAAAGTAATCAGCTTTATCGTCTCTGAGGAGGATAGAAAACTCCCGGGCTATGTGGAGGCAATCACTGATAAGGCTAAGAAACTTAAGCCTACTGTTAAATCAAATAATCGCCAGTACTGGGCAAGTCTTTACTGGCAAAAGAAAAGGAGAATGAGGAATGACGGATAGCGAATTAATGGCCTACCTAGACGAGATTGAGCGTGAGGTAGACCGGGATATTTACGATCCTGATATGACAATCGCCCTAGAGGAGAAGTATAGCCACTGGCGTGAGGTCTCTAAGAACATCCACGCACTGCATCCAATGAAGCGGGTAGAAACACCTGGCCCGGTTAAATGGGGTAAGACCGTTAAGGTTAAGCTTGACAACACCCAGCGATTCTACTACAGCCATGACATGGGCGTTGGGTTTATCTGGATTAATGAGATAAGCGAGAGCGATTTAAAGCCCCTAGATGAGAATAAAAACTAAAGATGGGTAATTATACCTATTTAATATTAAAAACGATTACAGAGCCTCTGAAGGGGCAATAACGATAAAATAGAGAGTGGGATATGAGTAAGAAAGTAACAGTTAACAAAAACACAGCTAAGATGGTAGCGGCAGGCCTCGCCGGGGTATTGCTAGTAGCGCTCGGGGTTGTCGGCACGCTTAAGTATCAGGGCTTTATTAACTCGGTTAAGGCGCAAGGTGTCGCTGAATATAAGCAGGATAAGTGCGATACATACACCAAAGACGGTATGAGTTGGCTCGAGTGCAACGCAAAGAAGAGCCGTTAGTGTCACAAAGATAGACGCATAAGTTATAATAAAGATACAGCTACTTAGTTTGATTGCAGAGTTTTTACTCTACTGAGTAGTACTGTAGCAGTTTTTCTGCGCCCCCTAAGTTTCCGCCACTTGGGGGGCTTTTTGATGTCTTTATACCGCTTATACTTTACACGTTATGGTATAACTAGCTTTTTTAGTGCTTATGGTAAAAAGTTGTCAAGAGTTTTTGGAGACTTTTTTTAGATTTTTCCACCCCTGTTAAATGGCGAGTTTTCCACAGGTTGATGTAAAAAATACATCAAAAATCGAGATACGTGTGGTACAATAAATACATATAGGAGCTTACGGAGTAAGCGACCAGCTTTGAACAAGGAGCCGAACGTAAGGGAGAGAGGCGACGCAGAGAAAAGCGCAGCGAAAGACAAGTAAGTGAGTGAGTAAGGACACAGAGTGGCCGGCGAATGAACTGTAACTTGTTCTTGAGCAACAGCGGCGAAGACAAGTAATGGGAGTGACGTGTAGGAACTTCCATTAGTTGTTGTAGCCCTTTGGAGAACGGCGAGTGATCCAAAGGTTATAACACTTAATGTTATTCTAATAACCATTAAGGCAACTAAGTATTAATAAACTAATGAATAGATTACTAACAAAGCCCGCGGATTCTATCAACTAAAGAGTCGGCGGGTTTCTTTAATTTTACCCATTAAAAGTCTTGTATTTATCCATTACTAGGAGTATAATTAAAGGTAGATAGAACAGAAGCTATAGCAGCTTAACAACTCGGCAATTATCAACTTAAAAGAGAGGAGATTAAATGGACGAAATAGAGCGCCTAGTCGGCGACTTAATCAAGCGATCAGAAGAGTTTGACGCTATCGATATCACTCAAGTCTTAGTTGACTCATTAGAGGGAATTAAGCTAGCAAATAAATCAATTGAAATATTAGAAAACATGAGAGAGATTAGGAGCAATATAGGGGAATGGCCAGAATAGAAATGTATGAACCAGAGAATAGTGGCGGGGATAAAGCGCCCAACCTTAAAGAGGTGGCCGATCTATTGATGGACACAGCAGCTGCTATTTACCGAGTTAATTGGGACTCAGATGCAATGCAAGCTGTCAATTTCCACATTAATGAAGCATTAAAAGAATTGCGCGCATTTACCGAGCGTGAAGAAAAAGATTGCTTAACTGCCTTTAGCGGGCGAGATGGGACGATAAAAAATGGTTAAAACATATACAGTGAGACTCAACACTACGGGCATTCAATATTGGGTAAGTAGTTTTGATATTCATAGTAATGATCTAACACTAACAAACGTCACCAAAGACGCCGCACTATTCGACAATGTAGACATTCCCTTTATAGAGGGGGTTATTAATGAGACATTCGAGAATGGATGTATCGTAGAGGAGGTGCAATGAAGCAACAAATTCTAGATATCCTAGACAAATCAATCAGCAATGGAATGAAGGCAGACGATATTGTCTCCCTTATACAGGACGAGACATTTGCAAATCTCGATGAGGCCGCAAAGTATATGGTATCGGTTATCGCCGTGAAGGATATGGCAACCGTAAACGCTATCTACTTCATGAAGAATGTGTTACAAGAAATGACGATAGGAGGGTGGAAAAGTGAGTGAGACCTGGAGAGGATCAGCGCTCTGTGCGCAAACAGACCCGGAGGCTTTCTTCCCGGCGAACAAAGCATACGCTGATGAGTACAACGGATACAACAACTATAACGATGCGCGTAAGATCTGTGCAGAGTGTCCAGTAAAAGGTGAGTGTCTAGCAGATGCGCTGATGACTGGCGACGTAGAGTACGGCATGCGAGGCGGGCTTACACCACGTGAGCGTATGGGTATCTTGGCGACGAAGGTAGCGATGTATGAGTAAAGACTATATAACCACACTAGAGTTGATCGATGAGCTAACAGCGGCTGGGTTTCGGGCACACCTACAAAATAAGCCCCATGGAACGTTTGTAGAAGTATATGAGGACGTCTGGGATGCTGGCATTGTACAAGTAGACAAGATGTATAGTATGAAGGTAACGACTAACGCAGCGCCAGACTATCGGAAGTACCTGCTTGACACCTTGTATAGATACGCATCGACTCCTCTAGAGGAACGAAGTGAACCACTATATAAGATTGGTATAAAAGACACTGCGCTATATCTTTTGCATATCAACGACAAAGAGATAACGGCGACCGTGAATGAAAAGGCTGCCAAGGCCTATAGGGGGGAGGAGGTAGACGACATTATCGACTCGCTAAAAGGGCGTGGTGTAATCGCGTTTGCAAAGGAAGTTAAAAATGCTACTAACTAAATACAAAGTACAAGAGATTGTGGACAACACACACCTGACCAAAAAACAGGTTGAGGAACACATGCGGTTAATGCACCTAACACCGGAACCTTATCTTGCTACCTTCGCTGTCATTATGACCGAAGTATTGAAAGATAAAATCATAGATGAACTAGGGAGGATTTAATGAGCTACAATACACCAAATCTGAACCAACCGACTAACGACAAGTGGGCGCAGTTCGACACATTGAGCGATCACTTGCGCGGACATTGTAAACATCAAACGGAGGAAAGTATGAGCGAATACAAAAAACATATCGGCCAAGGCAATGACATGATGGTAGACCAACTGGCATTACCACGTGACACATTCAAAGGCAACACAGTAGAGCCTCACGACTGGGAGACACCAGAAGCTGAACCTGTCCAGCCCGCGATGTTTGAAATGCAAGAGGTTGTAGACGGCCTGCCCGAAGAGGAGCTACAGACCTACAAGGATCAGATGCTTGCAGAGATTAGCGACCGTGAAGCCATTGTGGACGCTATCAACCGACGGCTTGACACTGTGCAAGCTAATCAGTATACACGCGGTGTACGCAATGCAATCACTAAGCAGGTGAAGATGTAATGACGACAGATGACTTTAGAGACAAAGTAGAAGAGCTGGGGTTTGAAACTTATCGCGGCAATAATGTCATATCGATAAAGAAAGCGGGAGTAGTCGTAGCATCAGTGTCTATCGATAAGTGGGCGAGATACGATCTCAGTTCGCGCAGACTTACTAGCGCAGAGATGATGCCGCAACTAACAAAATTATTAGCCGAATACGGCGATACGCCGGTAGAAGATCGAGAAGAGTCTTATTATAGGATCTGGATTCCGGTGTTAAGCAAAGAACACAAGGTATATATCCATGGTACGTCGAGCGATTCGGCGGTTATTGCATTCACCAACGACAAAAATCTTGCCGACAAGGTCAGCGAGCGGGGTGCTAAGGCCGTGGTACTTCTTATGGACAGGATCCACAACATTAAAGTAGAAAAAGAGAGGGTACGATGAATACTAGTTTATTTGTAGGGCTTTGTGAGGACGCGGGGCTTAACGTAGAATTTCGAAGCGGTATTACATATGTATACGGTGACCTTAATGAGTGTTTGGCCGATATCTCAGAAGCGCGCACCGGAGATTATTACATTGATCTGTGGAATGCCCCTGAAGAATATACTAAGTTGATTTCTGAGGTTGTGCCTAAATATGCACTCACCCCAATTGAGGAGCGAGAATGAGGTACGCAGTATTTCGCGATGGCGATCTCGAGCAAGTGCTTGATCATGCAGATATCGACGCGATTGTTGTTGCGATGAACGGGCGGAGCGTCGACATATTGGCCTACGGCCAGTTCATCTCGGGAACGACAAATTCCCTAGAGAGTGCGGACGGCCTAGTTGAGATTGTCGGGTACGAGGACAAATGGCTTGCGAACGTGCTAGATGAGGAAATAAAAAAAACTAAGAGAACACTGCGATGGCTTGAGTCATTGAGAGAGGATTATGATGGCGGAAGTGATTAACGACGACGTGTCCACTGCGATCCGCAATCGGGTACAGCCAGACCCTGATTACGACGCGATGGCGGAACGGCTCGATGAGATTGGACTATCGGTTACTCGCCACAGCCGTAGGTGGTTTACCATCCATAAGGGCGACACTGATATCGTAGAGGTTTACGTCAACCGATACACAGCACTTAATGGTGTAGACACCGATATTATTGCGGAAGAGGTAGGCAGGCTGCTCGCTAAGAAGAAGAAGTTTGCAGAGTCACATCAAAATAGTTGGGACGCACGATGGAACAAGTAGAAGCGTTAGAAATAATGCTTGACGGCAACTCTGTTATATTGTGCGGCGAAGGCGGGTGTCTGTCAAGAGGCACGATAGTCCAGACCCCCCGCGGCCCCATCAATATCGAGGACTTAGGTGTAGGCGATGAGGTCTACACCTTCGACGGCAAGCATATAGGAATAAATAAAATTAACTTTAACGGGTCATGCAGGAGCATACCCAAACCAATGATAGAATTTAAATACAATGAAGAGACAATCAGAACAACCTACGATCACCCTTTCTACGACGGAGAAAAATACTATCCGCTCTATCAGCTTATCTGGGGAAGTCTGGAAGCGAGCGAAAGGATTCAGCTCAAACTATTATGTGAGCAATATGGGCAGACTTTTAACTTTGAGGAAGAACGGGGGAAAACACATAGGGATAATGAAACCTGGGAGCGACCCGGACGGGCATTTGCGCACAGTGATGAATGGCAAGACGATAAAAGTGCACCGAGTGGTAGCACAAACCTGGATCGCCAACCCGAAAAACCTACCTATAGTAAATCACATAAACAGCAAACCGTGGGACAATCGAGTCGAGAATCTAGAATGGTGCACTCATCAACACAATATAAAACATGGTTACGATCACGGGAATATAAAGCCGGCATTGCAGAAAGCTGTAGAGGCTTGGCGGAAATATCCAGTAGAGGACGTCCTGGCTATTCAGAAGTGGTGGGACACGAATACCGCTGGAGTAGACCCGAGAGATCGGTGGACTCGACACGAGTTATTACTTCAATTGCAGGCAATGTACCCACACATCCCGGCCGGATCGCTGAAGTCTATGAGGTTGCGCCAGTCGTGGTACGGGAAGGGCGTGTTTGCGAAGCAGAAGAGTACTTCTATATCGGCATAGAGAACGTCCATACATACTTCATTGGCAAAAACTGGCTGCCTACACATAATAGCGGCAAGTCCCATACCCTCCGCCAGTTTATCGAGCGCAATCGTTTATTGGGGCGTAAGACGGCGGTTACAGCTACAACAGGGCTGGCCGCCTCCCACCTTAATGGACAGACGCTCCATAGTTGGGCACGAGTCGGGCTAGGCAAAGAGCTTCCGGATGATTGGCAATTTACCATCAGTAAGAAGAAGCGCAAAGAGTTTCAAGCGACCGCCACTCTTGTAATAGATGAAGTGAGTATGATGCCGGACTTTGTATTTGACATGCTAGATACTGTACTTAGATGGGCCCGTAACGATGAAAGGCCATTTGGTGGTATACAACTTGTCTTATGTGGCGACTTTTACCAGCTGCCGCCAGTTGAGGGCAAATTTATCACTAATAGTAAGGTCTGGAACGAACTTAACATTAGAAGCTGTTACCTTACTAAGGTGTATCGCCAGAAGGACGATAGATTACGTGACCTGCTAGAGGGAGTCCGCGGTGGCAATCTATTTAAGCGCCATATAGCTTATATCCAAAGTAGGATGGTTAAGCCTAATCGCCAAGTGCCGCGGCTGTATTCCCTCAATAGGAAAGTGGACAATGAGAACGCAGCACAATTGAGCAGACTTGAGGGTGACTCTATCTTTTACATGATGACCGAGAAGGGCGATATTAATATCATTAACGGGTTAAAGGGCTCGATACAAAGCCCTGAGCTGCTCGAGCTAAAAGTCGGCGCGCCTGTCATTGCCACCAAGAACAATAGCGAGGGATTGTACCATAACGGCTCACTTGGCAAAGTTGTTGCATTGGAGGACGGGCTGCCTATTGTAGACTTTCATGGTAATGAGGTCATCGTAAACCCCGATACTTGGGAGGTTAGCAATGAAGGTGTCACGCTTGGCGCAGTCACTCAGATACCACTAAGGCTTGCATACGCCATTACAGTACATAAGAGTCAGGGCATGACATTAGACGCCGCTGAGATCGATTTGGCTGAAGCGTTTGTGCCGGGTCAAGGATATGTTGCACTAAGCCGCGTTGTCTCTTTAGACGGTTTGTACATTAAAGGGGCAAATAAGATGGCTTTCCAGATGTCAGATGAGGCACGGATGATTGATGAAATACTGCAGAAGTCAAGCAAAGAAAAAACCCCGCCAAGAATAGCGGGGTGAAAGAGAGAGGAGTGAGGCCTCACTAGCAATATAGCACGTTGTAAATATTACATGACACTGACTATTGACTAGAATATTGCTAGGGTGTATACTGAAAACATGAAGGAAGTAAATTACCACAGCAAGATTGTTGGCACAACATTTGAGAACCGCCAAGATATTCTTGCGCACCTGGAAGGCGGCGAGAGTCTCCGGGTTAGGCGAGAGCCTGAAAACCAATATGATCCACGAGCAGTTGCAGTGGATGTAGACATTAAAGGTAAATGGTATCCAGTTGGGTATATCGCCAAAGACAAGAACAAAGACATCGCCGAAGCATTAGACTCCGGCCGCGAAGTAGAAATAAAGTTGTCAGAAGTTACCGGCGGAGATAAGGGTAAGAACCTAGGCATGAATATTTGCCTTAAATATGAGAAAGATGACCCAGAACCCATCTCGGACGCTACGAACGATCCTGCGGGCTCTCATTGGCCTCAGAACGTAAATTTGAAGAACCCTACCATGTACAAATCTAAGGTACTCGGGCGGGAGATTACAGTCGGTGTAGACAATGGCCATATCTACCTGCCTCATTACATGTCGGGGAGTCGATTTCCTCGTAAGTTCTTCAAGCAGTTTACCGACGAAGACAAAGAGCGGGTACTTGATTACTACGAGCGAGAGAAAGACGTTAAGCGTGAGGACGTAGAAAAAACCTGGGAGATGAAGGCAGATATTGCTACGGGTTACGGCACCGCGGTACACGCAGCGCTTGAGCTTTACTATGGCCACAACAAAGTCGGCGATAAGATAAAAGGTAAAGATGGTGTTAATAAAGCATTCAGTAAAAACCCATTCTTTGCTCATATCGTTAAGTGTGCAGTAGAGGACTTAGGCCCGGGCAACTATCTACCGGAGCAATTCATCTGGCACGAGGGCTTGCGCTTCTGCGGAGCGATTGACCTTCTACAAGTAGTTGACAAAAATACGGTAATAGTACATGACTGGAAGTCTAATGACTCGGTGACAAAGCGCGTTTACCAGGAGAAAGACAGTCCATTTAAGAAAGACGTCGACAACACCCAGCTCGGCGAGTACTGGCTTCAGCTATCCTTTTATGCTTATATCCTTAAACAGTACGGGATCAACACGAAGGAGTTGCAAATACACCACCTAGATCCTGAGCGGCTAGTACAAGGCAAGAGGCCGTGGGTTCATTATAAGCACGATGTCGTTGATATATCTAAAGCATTAAAGGAGGACTAAATGCTAGGAAAATATAAACTATTAAGCGCCAAACTAGAAGCGACCGACAAAACGGTAGACAAGCTGCTAGATGCCAACAACAATGCCTGGGATCAACTCGACGCCAATAAGAGAGAGTTGAAAAACTTGCGGAAAGGGTTCGATAACATCGGCGACTGGATGCAGGACATTGACGATATCCAGATGCTCCATACAGTAGCGATTGATGAGCTACGGGATAACGTCGCATTGATTTTAGATCACTTAGGGGTTGAAGTTGTTCAGCCTAGTGATAAGCCAACAATTAAAAAGAAAGGGAGTAAATAAATGGCACAAGATTGGCTCGTAACAGACGCGTTTCAAGGGAAGGACCGCGACACTAAGCAAGTCACAGTTAAGGAATTTAACGGCAACCAGTTCCACGTTTACATGGTGAAGGTGCAGAATCAGCCGGTAGACGGATGGATGCAAATCCTTAAGAAGCCGGGCAACGCAGTTAATAAAGGCGATTACCTGTACGGCGATGTGATTAAGAACCAGTGGGGTAAGGCGCAGTTTAAGAAGGCGCAGAAGCCATTTGGCCACCAAGCACCTCAGCAACAGTCAACAACTGATGACGCGAAGTATAAGGCACTCGAGGATCGCGTAACGGCATTGGAGGCTAAGTTCGATAACCTCGCCCGGTTTCAGAGCAATGTCGCCAACGACCCGGGAGAAAGTGCTCCAGACCTTACAAACCTTGATTACTAGTTAAGATGATAGATTACCAGAAAATTATTCAGAACATTATGTTCATTAACGAAAAGTTTTCTGATGCACAATGGGTTAAGGCACAGGGGGCGGATGTACTTAGCTACACCGCCCTTAAGCTTTCTGCAATGAAAGGCTACCTCGCCGAGTTTAAAGAGGACGCACTACGCAACCTATTAAAGGCAGAGCGTGAGATGGAGACGGAAAAATCGCGGGCATTCCTAAGGGCTCGAGAGAAGTTCCCGGTAACCGCCGCATCAGAAGCTAAAAACGCGGATGAACAATATATTAAAAGTAAAGAAGCATACGCGGAGGCTAAAGTATTATATGAGCGACTCAGGTCAATCTCGGCAGACACGCACGACCTCATCGACGCGATCAAAGGTCGCACGATCGAGCTCCAGTCACAGAGGAAAACCGAAGCGAATCTCTAGTTTTAAGCCAGCTAAGTTATATGACTCACCGGCCGCCCTAGCCCTCCAGAAGTGGGGAAAGATGAAGGGTGCACGATTACGCGGAGTGTTAGCTCATGCACGCGGCAAAGCTCATACCTTTGACCGAGAAGCTAGCCTCAAGGGTAATAGGGCGTCAGTGGCCAATAGAGAGAAGCGCAAAGCTGAGAAGCTAGAGAAACAACAAGCGCTAGATAGGATGCTAGATGATATCTTACAAGATTAACGGTAACCTCGCTAAGCTTAATGAACACGATAACGCCAACCGGGTAAATAGGTTCGCTGGCGCTGCTCTTAAAAAGAAAATGAACGAGTTAGTCTCCTCACAGGTAGAGGGCAAGCCAGTAGTTGAGAATCCCTGTAGGATTAAATTCACCTGGTACTACTCAGGACGCCACGACTTTGACAATATACGGTTTGGGTGCAAGTACGTATTAGATGGTATGCAACATGCCGGCGTACTGCCCAACGACAACCAGTCATGGGTCAAAGGTTTTGATGGCGATGATTTCATTAAGGTGGACAAAGGTGAGGAGGGTGTACTTGTCGAAGTTAGATACATTTAATCCCGATAATTATACGGATAGCGAGTCTGCGTGGCTCGCTTTTCGTCGTTACTGGTTAGAGGATAACCCGCCACTCGATAATGGTTGCTACTTATGCGGTATATGTAATAAGTTTGTACCCTTAAATGAGGTTACATTAGACCATATACAACCCCGTGAAGCATCTAATATATATGATCCATCCAATATACAGCCCGCCCACGGTGGTTGCAACTATCGCAAGGGTAGTAAGAGGTGGAAGCCGCTCGTGTCGCAAGAGACGCGGGATTTCTTAAGGGTATTGTCGGGGATGTAAGTGAATAAGCGAGAGGTAATACAAACATTTGAGTCATACGGACAGGCTATATATGAGATGCCGATACACCCAGAAAGGGATTATGCGCAATTAGAAGCCCTCTATAATGTGTTAAACCAACTGGGGTGTACCTCTGTTAAGTTAGCCAAGCTAAAGGATGTTGTAAATTCTACGCTAGACAACTCAAACCGGTTGGTGTAGTATACTAACTAGGAAGGAGAAATGATATATGAGTAAGATCGGACAAAAGGTAGTTGAGCTTTTAGAGCAAGGCTATACAATGGATGAGATTGCAGAATACCAGGGTGCCGAGAAATAGAGAGGCGCGTGGGATGATCCTTCAAAGAATTTAAATAGGAGGTTATATTAGTAAAAACCTAGTAACGAAAGCGAAGAAGTATGCTTTACCAGCTGCTATACTCGCGCTGGTCGTGTTGAACATTATCGCACTTAACGCGAACCATAATGTAAAACAAGACCTAGTCCGCCAGGAGGCAAAGACTAATACAACTAAAAATGCGCTTAGAGCACGCTCAGAGGCCGTAGAATCGCTCAAAAAAGAGAAGACGACCATTGAGTCATCTTTGCGCGAAACAAGGCAAAATGCCGAGAACCTTACAAAGGAAAACCAAAGTTTAAAAGTCAGCTTGCAGAATAAGCGAGAGGCAAAAGCCGCCGAGGAGAAGAAGGCCCAAGAGGCTAAAGCTCAGCAGGTAGCTCAAGCTAAAGAAGCTGCAAAGACTGTAGCCCAACCAGTAGCACAACCTGTCGTACAAGCGGCCGCTCCGGCTGGGTGCCAAGCCATTAGTTCGATCTTGCTTGCTAACGGTATCTCACAAGCCGACCTACCTTTTGCGTTACAAATAGCCCAGAAGGAGTCGAGCTGTAACCCTAACGCGGTCAACCCTAATGGTGGCGCATGTGCCTACTTCCAGGAGCTGCCTTGTGGTAAATGGGGCGGCACAGGTAACATTGCCGGCCATATCCGGGGTGCAGATGCCTACGCTAAGGGTCGCTACGGTGGCTGGGCTCAAGCCTGGGCTTCGTGGCAGGCAAAGAAATGGTGGTAACCTAATACGTAGTGCCGTCTATAGCTCCGGCATTATAATAGAGCTATTCAAGTCCATATGCTAGCCTAAAGCTGGCGGGGATATAAAGGAAGGAGAGGTAACAGTGAATATACCCGTAATGGAGTATGAGCCTGCCGATAAGGCGGAGATTTGGCTAGTTAATAGCCGACTATCAAGTATAGAGTTGGAGGAGCTTTGTGCAGAATTTGACGAAGATTAGTCAGCAAGAGTTTGATCCACTGCCTAAAATACTTTGTCTAGATATTGAGAGCAGTCCAAGCCTTATATGGGCCTACTCACTCTGGAACGCAAACGCCGTTAAGGTTGAGCGCGATCCAACTATTATGTCTATTAGCTGGCAGTGGGTGGGTACAAATAAGACCGACAATTTATGTTTGAGAGATATGAGCGAAGAGGAACTAGCCAGAAAGGTTTGGGATCTGTACAATGACGCAGATTATGTGCTCGGCCATAACTCGAATAAGTTCGATAATAAAATGGTAAACGCGATGTTTATGAGGTATGACTTGACGCCGCCTAGTCCATACAAACAGATTGACACCCTACAGGTCGCTCGCTCGGTCGCGCGCTTTAATAGCAATAAGCTAGACAACCTAGGTCACATCCTTACTGGCGAAGGCAAGACGGAGACCACCTATAAGGATCTCTGGTACGACTGCCTAGTAAAGAACGACAAAAAGTCTTGGGCGCAGATGGTTGAATACAATAACCGAGACGTAGACGTTACTGTTGCACTCTACCTTAAGCTGCGCCCGTGGATTAAGAACCACCCCAACATTGGTGACCATACCGGTATTGATGGCATCTGTCCTAAATGTGGGAGCGACAATATCCGCAAAGATGGCAGCTACCGTAAGCGTTCAGGCCGTGTACAACGCTACAAATGCCTACACTGCGGCGGCTGGTCAAGTGAGGCTAGCGTAAAGAGGGAGGGGCGACTGGTCAATGTATAGCGACAGAGAAGCTCCTTTAAGCCGGGATGTAGAATGCTATGTTTGCGGCGAGATGGAGTTAACAGATCGGGATTTCTTGCCGCCCGGCTGGATTATTAGCTGGGACTATGATTGGACTATTTGCCCAACCTGTCGAGACAAGATAGAGAAGCAGCTCGGTTATGAGTTAGACTACTTTATGAAGGGCGCAGAACCTGACCCGATGGAGCAATTTAAACAGGAGGATTTCTTTTTATGATACGAATACTAATTGAATACGTACGCGTCATTCTTGCGTTCCCCGTTGCGGTATTGGCGTTTCTCGCCTATGGGGTGATGATTACACTCGCAGTAATTGCTGTCCTTATTGGCGGTGAACCATATGAGCAAGCAGTTAACGATGTTAGGGAGACGTTATGACGAGTATTGATGAGGTAACAGCTGAGCGGGGTAAGCGCTACGGCGACTACGTAGACCATGCCACGATCAGTCAAAGCATTAAACAAATCCTTTACATGGGGCTTAAAAATAATAAGAACGTAGATATTGCAACACTCGACGATGACATTAAGGAGACACTGGAGATGATCGCCCATAAGCTTGGCCGTATCGTTAACGGTGACCCTTATTATGCAGATAGCTATATCGATATTGCAGGATACGCTAAACTAGTAGGAGATCGATTAAATGACCTATAAGCAAGACTTAACACGCCGCCTAGAAGAAGCTGATACCCTTGAGGAAAAGCTCAAGATTATTGAGGAGGCGCAGCAACACTTTGAAACCAATAATAAAGAGCGACGCGTAGTAAACGGCGAGATTGTCGACCCCGCCGAGAAATTCGCATGCCTTGGATGTCAGTAAAATGGAAACTGTATTAATCGATTATCGAACAACAACTAACCCAGCCGTTGAACATATCGCGGCGATGTTAATGGCCCATGATTACCGGGTATCGGTATATAGCGTAGAGGATGACCTAGACGGTAGCGTTATTAAAGACCTAGACGAGCGGAGCTTCCCTTATGACGAAGTGCGCCAACACTACGGCGAGGATCCTATCGACTACTGGGCGCGAGAAGTACCTAAAGAGGGAGACCTCAAGTATGCTATTGTAGATAGCTTTAATGACGCGGACAAGTTTACTTGCCCCACTTTGGTGGTAGGATATGACGATAATTAAATACTTAAGTGATGAACGCATATTGGAGATTGCAGATGAATATTTTGAAAAACGTAATCGACAAGGCGCTGAAGAATAGGATTAAAAACCTTGAAATCGACAACGCCAAGCTGGTTGAGCAGCTCAAGTGGTGCAAGGCCCGGGTTGAAGTACTCGAAGAATCGAACGCTGATTCGGTTGAACTTGCCCGCCAACATGTACTACTCTCTAACAAAGAGCAACTACTTATCGCAGAGCGTAAGGCACTGGATGAATACCAGAAACACTTACTCGACCTCGCCATCTTTAAAAGAGATGCTCAATAAGAAAAGCCCCCAATAACTGGGGGCTTTTTTCTATTTGTTACTAGCCTTAGCTGCGACAGTAACGATACCTGCCGATTGCAGACCAAGTGCGATACCGCTATAGATATCGAGACCTTGAAAGCCAAGATACCCAGCAGCTGCGCCGGTGGCAACTGCGAGGATGAGCTTACCAAGCCCACCCCATTCTTTCTTATTCAGCATATCAAATGCCTTAACAATTGCAGGGATAATAAATAGGTTCAATGCTTCCATGATTAGTCCTTCTTAAAAATGCTCTTAAAGGCCTCTAGAAGGCTCTGCAAGAGGTTTCTAATATCTTTTAGTATAGTTGTACTATCTTCGTCTTTGGCGCTCTCTACGGGGCTCTCAGAGGGCTCTACGCGCGTTTTTAGTTCAATCTCTGCGCTACGCGACACACCCGACAAGTCGGCTTCTGGCGCTGGGACGGCTGCGCGATCTTCAGCATGTCTAATCTCGGGCGCGGGCGTCTCTTTAGAGTGTTGTAACTCTTTGTACTCATTGCTATTACGTAGATCATCTGCTACCATCTGCCAGTTCCAGCCATTACGGATCTGATTACGGTAATGTTCGATACCACCCTCATCTGCATCGCGCTCTAGGATCTCTTTGTAGAGGCGCTTGATCTCTTCAGTCTCGCTATCGTAGGCTGCCTGTAGTTCACGGGCCTTCGCCTTAGCTTCCTCTACACGTCGGGCCTGTACTTGTTGCCCCTCAGCTGAGGCGAGAAGATCCTGCTTAATTTGCTCCCAGTTCCAGCCGCTATCGATCTGTTTGAGGTAGTGAGTAATAGCACCCTCGTCAACGTTACGATCAAGGATTTGGCGGTACAAACCATTAAGGAAATTAATCTCATCACTACGATCACGCTGGGCCACGATGTTCTCCACGTATGTACGGACACGATAGATGTTGTAACCACCTACTCGCCAACCTGCATTAATAGGGTCAACGTCAGCGGCGTATACAATACCTGCGCCAAAGTTAGCGGCGCGCTGGCCACTGGCACTCACGTTCTCCTCGAACACAGTACCGTCGCCCATGTAAATACCGATGTGGCCATAACCACCACCATCGTAGGGCCAGACAATGATATCGCCCCGCTTAAGGTCGCCTACTTGGTCGGCTAGGCCTTCTGCTACGAGGTCGTTACCGAAGTCCTTAGCGTGGCCACGAGCGCGGAATGGTTCTGGAATCTTCTCACACATTTCGGCGAGAAACCATTTAATAAGGCTTACGCATTGCCCGGTTAAATAGCCTTGGCTATTGTCTGATTCTCCAGCTGGGAAGAAGATCCCAATACGCTGGCTTGCCCAATCTTGAGCATTAGCTGCTAGTGCCATTCATTCTCCTAGATATTTATACACGAGCTATCACCAGCTATCTTGTACATGCGCCGATACGCTGAGTTGTCTTCTCCGTCGTACTTCCAGGCCACCCAAGATGTTTGATTACCCGAGTTGTCTTTTATATTTACACAATTAAGTATAGGGCTCTTACCGTCCGCGCCGTTTTGGCCGTTTACTCCATTAGTACCATTCGCACCATCAACACCAGCTGCGCCGGTATCGCCCTTACACTTACCGCTTGCACAGTATTTAGCAACAGCTAGTGCAACTTGATCATCGCTCGCGCTCTTGCCGTCTGTGCCTTTACATTTACTGCTATCACAATAACTAGCCACTGCCGACATTACTTGGGCGCTAGTGGGGGATTCGGAGCATTTATTAGTTGAGCAGTAAGCTTTAACCGCTACTTGTATCTCACTATTTGAGGGGGTTCTCCCATCCTTACCGTTAGACCCTAGCACCTGGCCGACATTGCGGGACTCGCCGCTTGAGTAATAGACGACGAGGTCACCGTTTTTATCAACCTGGGCATTAGTAATACTAGTTACTGGTTTTTCTACCTTTGCTCCACCCGAGATAGTTACCGATTGGCCCGGCTTAAGGGTGAGGCTTTTAAACAGCGTGTAGCCGCTAAAAACCAAGCTAAGCACCATCATTAAAGACAATATCTTTAACAGTTTATCTCGTTGAAGCCAGCTTATTGTCGCTTTAACAATGGTCATCTCAGCAACCCTCCGCTGCCCCGGCTGAGTAGGGCAATGAGTATCGGTATAAACGATGTGATCACTGCGCCTACTACTAAGCGGAATAGCCAACGGTTTCTATCTCTTGCTTCGGCTGCATCATCTTCTAGGTCTTTTACTCGGGCCTCAATGTCTTTTTTGTATAGGTCGAGCGCATAGACCGGGACATATGTCGCAGCTTTGCGGGTTTCGTGGAGGTCTATAGCCTGCTGAATGGCTTCTTTGACCTCCCACCGGTTCATTGTTTCATTTTCTGCCACAATTCTACCATCCAGATTTTTGCTTATGTTTTTGTTTAGAGGACTTGACGACTCGGTTTAACTGTATTTCGCGCTGGGCTGCAGCCTTTCGTTGTTCGCTCGTCAACTCAAAGCCGTCATAAGCCCCCTTTACCTTGCTATTATACTCGTTGATAATAGACTGGGCTCTGTTGCGATTACCCTCTTGTAGGGCCTGTTTCGCGTTGTCATAAGCCTCTTTACGGCTAGGTATCTTATTGGTACGCTGGAAGTATTCGGTAGCCTGTTCGCGGGCCTTTGAGGAGTCTAAGCTCTCAATCTTTTGTTGCTGAGATTCCTTAACCGCACTAAAACTACCCTCCTTGAGCCATTTCTGACCATTCTCAGTAGTGTACTTACCGAGGATTGCAGCCTTAAGAGCGTTACCTTGGTCTTGGTTTTGAACAAAGCGGGTATTGCCTTTATCGTTTTTCACGACACCTTCCTCTACTGACTTGATACCTTCAGTTGTACGCTTTGCTTGGGTGCCGGCTGGTACTATAAGCTGCCAGTTCTTGTCCCAAAACTCTTTGACGCCTTCGCCTTTGTCTTTCTTGGCCAGTGCGCCGAGAAGTCCCGGGTTTTTATTGCCATCGCCGAATAGGAGAGTCATTGCAGGTGAGCGGCGGAATTTGTTCTTCTGGTCACGCTCAAATCCTTTCTCGTCCTTGCCTTCGATATTTGTCCAGGCCTGGATTTGGTCGTAGAATGGGATATGGTCAGTCTCCTTCATGCCGATGAATTGGCCGAGGGTTGCCTGTACGCCCCATGCGGTAGCGCCCATTGCAACGAGTTTGCCCATATCATTAGCGGCTAGACGATAGTTACCGTTCTTTACATCCTTAATAGGCTTGAGACCCATACGGATAAGGAAGCCAGCCTGCTTGCCATCAAAGGTTGCTAGCTGAGTAAGAGTACGCATACCGGGCCCGTTAAAGGCTGCAGGCGCATCTACCTTACTAGTAATAAACTGAGTATCAACTGTCGCTTTAGTACCGTACTCCATTGCCTTCTTTTGCACAAAGTCTTGGGCCGCTTGGCCAGTTAAACCAGCTTCATTTGCCCATCGCTCCCACTTAGCGCCGTTGAGTTTGAGTCCTTTAGCTTTAGCGCCTGCGTAGGCTTGGGCGCGCATAATGTTGTCCATTGTAGACACCATCGACATTAAGCCGTCAGACACCTTATCAAATGCTTTACCTGCTTTACTTTGGGTCAAACCCTTAAGGTCTTTAAGGCCAGTGCCCTCGTCGAGCACGCCGGAGAGTTTAAGCTCTTTGCGGCCCTCTTTAGATGCGAGCATCCGTGCACCATTCACCATACCAACACCAGCCCATTTAGGATTGAGGTTACCAACTGTAGCAATCTCCTGGGTCATCTGGCGGAGCGCAGTAAGCGGGGACAAACCAAGCGTTGCCATTGCATTTACTGCCCGGATAGCACCGGTCGATTTCTTAAACGCGTTATGGCCAAACTGAGAGTCGAAAGCCTTCTCAATATTACTCTGGTTTTTGCCCTTAATCTGGTTGATGTAGTTATCGAGAAACCCGGCGTAGGCTTCAAAGTTTTTATGCTCTGCTGATGCTAACTTAAGCTGAGTACTTGCGCTCTCAATCTTACGAAGTGACGGTTCGATGTTCTTAGCCCGGTTAATGCCGTCAAAGTAAGTAGATAGGACATTCCAGACGTCTTTACTGTACTCTTCGCCGCCTTTTTTACGACTCTTAAGTGATCCGATACCAAGCTCACCCTTAGCTAGTTGATTCTCATCAAACAGGTTAGCTAGGCCTTTGGGGTCATTCTCTCGCATATGGGGGAAGTAAAACTCACTAACAGTTCCGTATCCATTCTCCCTAAGCCAGGGCTTCACTTCATCCAACATGCCGCGGATTTCTTTAGCTGCCTTCTCGTGACCGGGTGCATTCAAGTGTTCAACCTTACCTTCGAGGTAGTCTACGATATTGTCGAGCACCTCAGGTTTCTTGCCATCTGGGCCGAGCGCTTTCTTGATGTCACCTAGTCGCTTAGCAATCTCTTCACCTTCAACAGCTGCACGGCCCGTACCATTCACTAGCTCACTGAAGAGTCCGGCGCTTTCGGTATTGAGACCGCCCTTATCAAATAGGACACTAGGCGAGGTGATACGGGCTAGAGCCATTTGAGTGTCTGATATCTTGCTGATGCTTTCCTTAGCATGTTCGATATCCTTGACGTTTAAGGTATTGGCCAACTCTTTCTGGAGGGTTTCGCCGTTACGTTCAAGAGCGATCTTTAGCTCTTCTGGGTTTTGAGCCTTTGAGACCTCTTGTAATGCATAGGTAGTCTTGCCATCGTACTTCTTGGCCTCTGCAAGGTTCTGCTCGGCTAGTTGGCGGTGTTCGGCGAGTTTATCTTCATCTACTTGGCGGAAGGTCTTTGGGTCGCTATGGATCAGCTCATTAGTATCTGCTACGATCTCTTGAGCCCGTTCGTCCACCCGCTGATTCATCGCGTTAAGTTCCTGCACTTGAGGTAGGTCGCGTGCGCGAGTCTCCTCTAGTTCTTGCAAGTCCTTAGTATATTGCTCGTCTAGGCGTTGGCGTTCAATCTCTTGACGTGGGCCAGGCATATCATTAACAGCTGCGAGTCGCTCCTTATAGGCTGCATCCATTTGAGCATGTGCCTGATTATAGGTGTTGTCGTTCATCAAGTTCTCAAGCTTGGCATCGATCTCGCGTCCCATGTCGGCTGCTTGCACGGCTGCGTTGCGCACCTCTTTCGGCATCTGCTCGTCACCAAGGATTTGACCAATAGACTCTACACCCTCTCGCTCGCGGAATACGTGGTCGGGTAGACCATCTGTCTTACCGTTATCAATGTTGTCGAGGTACTCTTGGGCGGCTTTACTATCGTTAGGCAGACCATTGTTTTCAAAGTTTTTACGAGCTTGGGCCAGTTTCTCGTCTACCTGCTTGCGAAACTCAGGATCAGCCTCATAAGCCATCTTCTCTTGCTCAGTAAGGCCTTTAGGGGTCTCACCCGGCTTGAGGTCTTGGTTAAGCCTGGCGATCTCTTCAGGGCTCTTAGGGCCGTTGACCTCGTCGTTGATGTCGTCCAATGGGTTGCGTTCACGATTAAGAGACTCAGCTTCACGTTGGGCTTTTAGCTCTTCTGACTGTCGGCGGTATAGCTCGGCGTTAATCTCTTTGTTCTGAGGGTCTAGTGCACTAGCTTTATTTAGCTCTTCGTTGCTTAAGCCTGCGTACCGACTCTCAGGCCGTGCTGTGGATGCCTCTGTGAGCTCATGAGAGGCGTTCTCGGCGGCTTTAGCGTCTGAGTTAATATCTAACCCATCTTCGCTAGTTTTAGCGCTTGTAGGGGCTTCTACAGAGTCATCAGCATTACGTGCATTGGCGTCTTCTACACCCTTGCCGCGGAGTTTACCAATACCGTAACCAAGACCTTCGAGGCCGCCCTGGAAGATTGCGCCAGTAGCAGCTTGTTCTCCGGCTTTTTGAAGTGACTTATTAACATCACCCGTCTTGCCGTATTCTTGGAGAAAGCCTTGAGCGGCGTTTGCGCCACCTTGAGCGGCTACCTCTTTGGCGATCTGCCCAGCTAATGCCTTACCTGTTAGTTCAGCGCCGTCTACGGCTAAACGAGTAGGGTTAAGAAAACCAGTAGCGGTGCTAGCTGCATCGAGGGCGTCACCAGTAATGGTCGCCCAGTCGCGAGCGTCGCCCTTACCCTGGCCGATCCTATCGCCGGCTTCCTTGGCTTTAGTGGTATCTTCAATATTCTTACCGGTAATATCCTTTTGGTCACGTATCCACTTACGAGCACCTTCTGCGGAGTCCATGATAGCCTTACCGGCTTTTGCGTTGGTGTCTTGGTCGAATGCGTTTACGATCTGATTAGACGCAAGAGCTGCAGCTTCGCCGGTATCGACCACCGCGCTAGCTAGTTTACCTGCGCCTTGCTGAATGCCTGCGCCTACGCCTTTGGCTGTATCGCCAAGCCATTTAAGGCCATTACCGAGCCAGTCGTTTTTCTTCTTCTCTTCCTCTTCTTTCTTTTTCTTTTCTTCTTCTTGGCGTTTTTGTTCCTGTTGTTGCTTCTGCTCTTCCTCATAGGTTAGCGAGCTATCAGGGTTCCAGCCGTTATCGTAGCGGTTACCCTCATCGTCGGCGCGGACTTGACTCCATCGCCCACCATATATTTGCTTCCATTCGTCTTCAGTCATCTATATCTCCTCTCTTATCCGTAGTAATATGCTTTCCACGCATCGCCACCGCGTTGGTTTTGGGGTACGTACTTCCAGAAGTCGCTCGCAAACTGGCTCGTATTGCCGCCTGCGCTTCGGTAGGCGTCACGCGCTAGCTGGAATATCGCTGGGCTAATTGCTCGGCCACTTTGAATAGCGCCTGCAATGATACCTTGGGCTGCTGCGTTGGGGTTGATGGCTCGGCTTCCACCACCACCGCCTCGTGCATAACTTACGCGTCCGCCACCACCGCCACTTATGCGACCGCCTCCACCTGAATAGCGAGCGGCACTTACAGCTGCCGCCTGGGCTCGATTAAGGGCGTTTTGGCTAGCGGTAAATGCTTGAGTGGCCTCACGCTCGCTGCGCTGGAAGTTACGATTCTTTTCATTCTCACCTGCAGTAAACTCTTGCCCTGCAAGCATTTGGTTCCAGTTGTTAAGGTCAGACTGTTGACGGTCTACGCGATTAAGAGCGTTGGTGCGTAGCTCTTTGTCTAGGTCGGCCAGCCGCCCTTGTAGCTGTAGCCCTTCATCGTTTTGTTGAAAGTCTGCTTGCATCAAAGCGGGGAGCGTCTTCTCAGCTTCATAGCGGGCCTGCTCATGGGCTGGGATACCGCTAAAGGCTAAACCTCTACCTGTTGCCTGGTTGTTGATTGCATTATAGGCGTTACCGCGGGCTGCATAAATACCGGCACGTTGGGCGTCATACTTTTGCCCTAGGTTGCCGATTTGTTGATTGATGACATTGCGCGACCCTTCGTAAGCGGGGTTTAAGTCACCGATCGACTCTTGGATTGTTTGAACTTTAGGCGCTGTTGCCATCGTCTATCTCCATTAACTAATATTATTCTGGTATTCGTAAATACGGAACATCAGATAACCTGAATCTATCCCAGTAGGTTGGCCGTATGATGAATTGTCGACCTCTACTATCGGGGTTATTTTATCATGAGTAATCTCTAGGAAGCCCAAGAAATTTAAGCCACCATTCATACCGGCACCGCGTGACTGCCATCTCGTGTTGATTGAGTGGCGAGTAAGGTAATCATAGGCTTGGCGGTTACCCGGAATATCGAACGATTCACCACGGATGCGCCACTTTGTTCTAGCCGGGGCTACACCTTGCACGCGTATCTGGGTTTCTATCACACGAGGTAGACAGAAGGCGAACTTATCTGAGTGGAATACCCATGGATGATCCGTCTTTACCGGTATGAGCTGTAAATCATACTGGAGAAACTCACCATGTACTGCCGCTTGCTCCATTGTTGCGTTCAACTTAACAACGTTGGCGCTATGGTCGTATGTTGTGTACACCGTAATAGGCCCAGCTGCTGCGTCTACCAACCCGCGCACGCCTCTAAAGACGTAAGTGCCACGAACTAAGTATTTACCGCTCATACCGCTGGGTACATCTAACACCGAAACGTTACTGCCTGGCGTCATGTTCATTGTACCGGTTAATCGTTTAGCTATTATCTCGCACTTACCAGTTGATCTAAACAGGAAGTTTTTATCTCGGTGGTATATCCTATAATGTACTGTACCTTTAAAGCGAGCGCCGCCGAACTGTGGGGCTTTAGCAAACCAAAGCTTACCATTCTCGGAAAATACGTTGAATTGGTCGTATGGTGAGCGTCCGTATATCCAGGGTTGGTTGGGGTACTCTAGCCAGGCGCTGAAGTAGTCACCGTCCTCTATATCGTCAAGCGCGGTAGTCGTAGGAAGGTTAACGTCAAGTTCTTTACTGCCCTCTTTAAAATCGGTCGGATACCAGAAGTCGCTATGGAACATAAAGTTATCCGGGTTTATCATCGTACTGTAGTTTCCTCTACAACATCTTTGCCGGGAATAGTGATCGCGATGATGTCATGGTCCCCATTAACGGGGCGGCCGATCAAAAGTCGGCGCGTCCCCGCTGAGTCTTTACTTGTCTTAGTCCGTGACTCATTTTGGAGTTGTTCAAAGTTCTTATTAATCGTATTGACTAATGTCGCATCATCCATCCCAGGTGTTAGCTGAATAAGAGATAGCATTATAGCTTCTCCGTTACCTGGACGTGCACCTCACCATCAAATGAGAGATTCCAGGGGAAGATATTACCGCCCGAGATGAAGATCTTACCATCTCGCTTTTCACCGTTTACTACTAGGTGGCCCGAGTAATGGCCGAAGTAGGTGCAGGTAACGATAATGTTATCAATCGTACGTCCTACAGGTGCAGGGAAGCTCCCAAGCCCTGCGCGGCGACCACTAGCTTCAATAAGTAAGCCAACGTGTCCTGGGCCGTTATGGTCATTCTGAGTACCCGTAACAGGGACGGTACGGCTATAAGTCTTAATACCGCCCATGTCAGTTACTGTCCAGCCGTTATCGTCAATGTATTGGCGGAGGGCTAGCTTGTCTTTAGTGATTGAATTATCGGCGATCTTCTCACGAGTCACTGCCGAGTTTTTGAGGTTAGCGGCATCAATGTTACCGTTAAACTCATTGTAGATAGTACCAAAACGGTTGTTGAGGTCGTTCGCCACCGCCTCAGTACCATCTTGTAATTGTGAATAACTAATTAATCCCATTTATAACCTCTTTGCTTTATAACTAAATTGTGCACCAACAAAGGCTACGCGGTTTTCTACACCATTGCGGAATACGCGTAGCTGCCAGTATCGTGCGTAACCTGAGTAGCTTTGTCGCTTTGGTTTAAACGACTTACTACCACCGTAGAGTGTACCGTCACCCCACTTAAATTGTCCCCACCTTGCACCATTAACAGACAATACTTGTTCTTTAATCTTTGGCGCGTCGGCGAAGTCTTTGTCCATTGCGAGCCCCACTTTAAAGGTAGAGTCAACACCCTGGAATATAGGATAGAAACGCTTAAGACGCTTACGTTGCATTGGGCTGCCCATGCTATCGTACTTAAATCGGTATTCAAAGTCGATTGGTGCACCCATATCGTGGTAAACTTGCGTCTCGGCGTAGTAGCTCATCCCCACGTAGGAGTTGAACACTGCGAGCTGTCCACGATCATCTGCATCATCGTAGTAGATTGCGCGATCTCCGTAGACGCCGGTATCATATTCAATATCCTTTAATGGCTTGTTGTAGATGATACATGTATCATTAACTGTTGAACCACTAGAGGCTAAGTAAAAGCGTATCTCATCCTTGTATTTGGTCGCATCTATCTCGGTAATGCGCGGGCATCCATCAATTAATGGAGTAATAGCATCTGAGATACGAACGTCGCTTGAACCGTTAAACATAAATAGCCCGGCATCACCTACAAAGTAGATTGCGTTCTCGTCCTGGACTACTCCGCGGCGCGCTATGGCGCCCTTAAAGCCGGTAGATTGCCTCATATTAAATGACGCTTCGTCGTATCCGCTAATAATGTACTTACCGTCCTGAGTAAAGACAACAAGATTGTCCTGGAACGAACAAAGCTTAACTACTGGAGAACCATTAAACGGCCGCGGGATAGTGAAGAAGCTCGTGCTCCGCCATTCGTTATACCATTGCTCACTCGGTTTAGTCGGTATCTTACCCGTCGGATCCCACGCCGGATTGCCGGGGGCCTCTGAAAACCTAATCGTATTAGGCAGTCCAGCTACAACGCCCCACATACGGTCTTTATGGAACATCACCTCGCGTAGTATAGGCAGTTCAGTATCTACAATACGTCCTACACCAGTATCGATGATCTCTACGTCGTCTATCCAGAAGTCCTCACCGGTTGATACAAACTCAAGGCTGTTAACATCTAATTCGGGCCAGTAGTAAAACTCGTGGTTATCCCAAGTAGTTGTCATCTGCTTCTGATATCCTGCAATTGGGCGGAGCTGAGTATTGACACTTACGAACACTTGAGACGTACCAGCTGCACTAACGGATGAGAACTTAATCTTATACCGTTTGCCTTTAGTGAGTTGGATATCACTCTTGGTGTATCGTTGGCCGCCACCTGTAATCTTGAGTGATGCAGGAGCTGTTTTATATACTGTCGTATCTCGGGTTACACTACCCTGCCATCGTACGCTTGGGAGGCTGAAGTCTCCGTTATCCACAATATTAGTGCGATCTTGAGGTGGTGTACCGTCCCAGTATCGCAGTTCATCGTGGCCGTTAACCCAAAACATCTTGCCGTCACCATTAGCAAAGCTATATTCGCTAGCTTCTGATGATAGGCCCGACATAATCTCGCGCCATTTACCGGCTGCCTCATCTGCATAATAGAGCGTATTGTCATATACTGCTACAGTACGGTTGTTGCGGTTGTCTAGGTTAAAGCGATACGCGCCCTTAAGCTTCTTCTCAGGAGCTGTAAACAGCCTATAACGTAGCATCTTACCGGCAATGGGGGTATTCACTGTCCAAGCCGCGGGAGTCCACCGAGCTTCTGGTGTACTGTTAACTAGGCCAATCTCGTACCACTTGAGCGCATCATCTTGAGGTTTAAGTGCAATCCAGTATTTCTTACCGGTCTTAATCTTTGGCGGGTTAATAAAACGACATGATACCCAATTGCCCTCATCACCAATGTCTCCATTGAGGAATGAGCTTACCGATAAACGGTTACCGGGTAGGCCGGCTGCATCCTCTAGGATTTCTACTAGTATTGGGCCAGTAGCGCCGCCGGGGTTTTTAATATCAATATCTAGGCGAGTAATACGTTGGTCTACATTAGCAGTAAACGGTTGCAAAAGAAAAGCGTTGTCTCGGTTTATCTTGAACCGCTGAGTGACAGTAGCCGCATTACCAAGTGATTGAGCCTCACCTAAGGGCTCCATATGCAAAGAATGGCCGCGCCTAGTTGACACGGCCACGCGGCGGGAATCCTTTTGTTGGGCTTGGAGGCGAAAGTTCTTACTAAAAGGACTCTTACCCTCCTGGAGAAGGTCGACTGGCGTAACAAGGTCGATACCTCCTAGATTTAGCTGGGTAGCAATTTTAACTTGCTGCGCCATTCATCCTCCTATATTTGTAAATTACGCATCTTAACAGGGCCAAATGCATCGCGCATACCAAAGCGAGTAACCATCTCTTGTAGTTGAGCTTGGTACTGGTTCTCTACTTGAGTAGATAGATCCATATCTTCGTTACGATCATGCACGCGACGGAGTGCGCCAAGAATAAGTAGCTCGGTAAACTCTTCGGGAATATCGGGCTTATCGGTATCTTGGGCCATCGTATTTGGCGTCTTATAATAATACGTGTATAGTTTGTATTCTTTATCGGTTGGGGCGTCTAATAGAATATTGCCGGCGTATTCAGTCCAGTAGTAGGGCGCATGCGGTTTCGCATTCATTGCATCTGCGTGCAACATAAAGAAATCGCGGCACTCGCACTTCATTTGAAAGAAGTTTTGTACACCGCTCATTGCATGCATCTCTACCCTACTAACATCATCAGGCAACCTAATAATAGACGTACCAGCGGGCACATCACCAATAAAGATCTTTTCCATAAATGGCAGTTCAAATTGGTTGAATATATCCCGCTGGGCGTCATTCAAAAAGTTGTCAATGATTTCTGGCTCGTAATCTTCATCATCCAGCTTATCTATCATCACCCGCTTACGTAAATCAGCGA